TACCTGACCTGAACGACCTCGTTGCGTGACCATCATCATGTTATCATACTCTAATTCAAATTGCATATTGTCTGCCACTTGTTGTCCTAAATCGTTTATCTCTATAAGAACAAATGCATTGTTATAAATCTTTGATACTTTCTCTATAAGACTTGGAAAAACTATTGGTTTAATATCATTATCTCTATACTTTAGCAACAATCTTATATGGNGCCTTTGTAACATCAAATACGACAAATGCTGAATAGTCATTTGATAAACCTCTTGATACATCAACCGTAGTTACATAGATACTACCTTTTTTCGGTCATTTCATAAACATCAAGTCCCATAGGACTCTTTTTAGGTTCTATAACTGCCATTGTTTTTATTTTACTTGCATTGATAAGAGTATCAACACTACCTAAAAAATTCACACTCAAACTCAGTTTGAAACTGCTCTATACTTGTATTTCGTATTGTTTGTTCTTTCCACGCTTCATCACGACCAGGTACTTCACTCCAATGTACTTCGATTGGTGCATAATCATTTCTTTTGTTTTGTGCGTCAACCCACATNTTNTAAAACATATTCATACCATGTGGTGTAGAAACTATCATAACTTTAGAAGATTTTNCTGATGAGATAGTAGGATAAACTGAACTAAAAAATTCTTCGGCAATATTGTTAGGTACATAGGCGAACTCATCTAAAAATATTATGTTAAAGGTACTACCACGAACAGCACTAGAAGAAGTACTTGCCGCTACAATTCTACTTCCGTTTTCTAATTCGATTGAACCTTTATTCCAGTTGAGAACGCCTTGTTGCATCCATTTGGGTAAGTGCTCGTAAGCCAGTTGCAATCGCCCTAGTAAATCTCTTGCCGTAGAAGATTTATTTGCTAGTATTGCAACATTCACATTATCGTTAAATAAAACATAATGTAAGAGGTAAGAAACAATGATAGTTGATTTTCCACTTTGTCTAGGCAATTTACATATTGTAAACCTATTATCGTGAAAAGTATCTACCATTGTTCGTTGAAAATCATACATTTCAAAAGGTACAAGACCTTTGTCAATTGTAACAATCTTCAAATAAGTTGATATAAAGTATTTTGGGTCATCTAAACATTTCAAGACTTCTTCAATCTGTTTCTTTGTGAATCTTGATTTTGTATGTCCTTTTTTTAGATTAGGGTTACCTAAATACTGGTCTGATTTATTGTTCATAGTTTGTCTTTGTTCATCATAAAATATAACTTTTCGCCTAGAAGATTACCGATTTGATTATCAGAAGGATAATGAAATCCTGCTTGTACTCTTCCATAACCACATTCATTTCCTTTTTTAATTAATTCTTCTTCGTGTTCAGGAAACTTACCAGCAACATATCGTGCAATCAATCGTGATTGTGCTGAATGACCACTAGGATATGATGGTGTATCGTTTGTTGAACTTGGTAATATATTTAAATTCATATCTACAACAAACGGTCTCCTTCTATCAAACTTGTTTTTAAAATGCATGATAATAGGTACTGACTGATCCACAATATCTTCAAACTCATTATCGTGAAATATTAGTCCATGTTCTTGGCAATAAGTACGAATGGCATAGAAAGGAACTCTATCGTGATTCATTACAGACCGAACATCATCCATTGTGCGAGCCGCTACGATTACCTTTACCTCTTCTACCTCGTCTTGATCCATGACAGGAGGTTCTGGTAAAGTAATACTTTCTTCTAAACCTTTTCTAAAAAATTCCATTTACTTTTTGTTTTTTAATAGTTTTGTTAATTCAGTTGTTGATCCTACAAACAAAGCATTTGTTACATTTTTAGGTCCTTTTTCAGGAACATCTTTTATCTTCTTTAACTTTTCTTGCAAGTCTAAAAGATTTTGTGATACCTCACTTACTGTTTTAATAAGTTGTCCTGCAACCTCATAAGCACGAGGATGTTCACCCTCTTTTGCTAATCCTAAAATGCCGTCTATTGCTTCGTTGCCTTTGTCTATTAATTGATAAAGATTTTTTCTACCAGTTTCAAAGTCTATATCTGGGTCTTTATCTTCTGGCACTACTACTTCTTTTGATTCTTTTTTTTCTACCTCTATGGGCATAACCTCAGTAGTAATATTTAAAACTTCATTTAATTTATCATCTATTGTACTCATAATTATTTGTCATCACCTGTTGCCTCGTCATAATTTTTACCATCATCAAAAAATTCAAGGGTTGTTGTATATGTATATGTATCGTCTTTATCCGCTGATGTCGGATTAGGTTGTACTGTAACTCTTTCGCTACGAGATGGACTTTGATCCGATGTATTAGTATATAAATCAGCAGAAACTTTTTTAATTATAGCAGTTGTACTTATAGGTCCATACAAATAAATCTTTGCTGTAAAACTTAAAGTATATGTTATTCTTCTTAATGATGTTAATGATCCTGTATAACTATCATCATAACTTACATCTCCTAATATAAAAGGTATATCTCTTTTTGTGTCCATGTATGTAGAATCTTGTATCATAGTTACCGTATAATCAGGTTGAAAGTATGGAAGTATTTGTTCAATAATTTGTAGACCATCATCCGAAGTAGCAGTAAATACATTCAATTGAAAATTTACATTATAAGGCACAGGAGAATATTGTGTATTAAGTTTTGATGTATCAGCGTTTGTAGTAACTTTACCTAATCGTTGATTTTTATTTAACTTTCTACTAGGGTCATAAGAATAACCGACTATATCAAATGCCATACGAGGTAAAGTAATTGCTACAGACGAATCATCTCCTGTTAAATCCTCTTGTTGGTCTAATCTTGCCAAAAACTTTTCTTTAGGTGAATACGATAAAGGCACCTTAATATTTTGTAAAGGGTTGCCACTTGAATCTAATCTCTTAATATTAATATTATTAAAGATTGTACCGAAGGCAATTACCGTATTACGGATTTGCTTATGATAAAAATGTTCCCCAAACATTAGTAATCGTCAACCTCTCCAAATGGATTTCTTTCACTAAAATCCAGTATATCATCAGCAGTTGATGATGTGTTTGTGCCAGCAGCAGTTTCAAATGCTTGTCCTTGGTCTACTGGTTGTTGTGTTGCCATTGTAAAGTCCTCATTGATAAGATAATCAATCGCACCTACACTACTTTCCATTACAAATGATCCTGTTTCGTTTTCTAAACTAAATTGAAAATTCATTGTATCAGTTGATANTGAATCTTCGGTACTATCTATTGCAGTAATACCTGTATCAATTCTTTCTGAACTATATTTCCATTTAGTACAAGATTATTTGTAAACCGGTCAAGCACTTTGTTGATAGAAAGGTGCTTCGTGTTCAACAAACTGTATTTCAAAGAATGCTTTTGTTGTAGGAAAATAAACTAGGTCGCCTTCATTAGGTCTTAATGTAGTTTGTAAATCACTATTGTTTGATATCAAAGTTTCCCATCTCAATTTAGAAACAGTAAATACAATGTCATCTCTCAATTCTAAACCAAACTTTTTAATAATTTCTTGTTCGCCCATATAACCATCAGTATTATCTACATACATTTCAATAATATATGAATCGTCAAAAGAGCTTGCAGGGTCCTCACCAAAGATTGAATCTTTGTTCGCTATCTTTCTTGGTAAATAATAGACATCTTGGCCGTAAATCTTGAGCTGTTCGATTATTAAATCTTCGTATAATCTTTGCTCAGATGTTGTGCCTGTGTCAAAATAGACATTCGTTGGCATTTATTATCCTTGTTGCATATGAGCAGGTTCTTCGTAATTCAATCTAATTTCTTCTTCTAACTTTTGCTGTTCAGCGATTGCAGTAGAAAATAATTCTGGTCCGTTAAGAGTAACTCCTCCCAACATAGCAGTACCATTAAATTTAGAAAGATTTTGTCCCCATTGTCTTTTGATTAACGCTGTTGTGTATCTTTTTAAATATATATCATCATAGATATCAGCATAAGTATCAGGATCCAGTTTACGAAAAACTTCCATAACTAAGTATTCGCCTGCTTTTATATCTGTTCCCCAATCCATATCAATGAATAATCTATTTGATAAATGATTAAATCTCATTGGTTTCTCTCCCACTAATATGTGGTCAAGAAAATCTAGGTGTCGCATTGTCATTTCGTAATGCACAATACTTGTAGATGAAAAATCGTATAGGTCATTAAGTCTTAACTGATATCTAACATCAAACATATTTAAGTTTGCTCTGTCAGATAAAGAAAAAACATTGACAACAGAAATAACTGATGAAGGAACGACAAGAAAATTGTCAGCTCTTTTCCATGCTGTTGTAACAGAATTGGCTGTAACCGATTCGTCTGTATCTGTGGTCATTCTTGTAATATCAGCAGCGGTCACTAAATATTTTAAATACATTCTTTCAACACCATCAACATGATATTGAGCAAAATATTGTACTGCTTCATCTATTCTATCATCTACTTGGTCATCATCAACATTGATATCTATTACAGGTTTGCCTAATGCTCTTAAACAATACTCTTTCAATGTCGCTTTTGTACTTGGTGTTGCCATATTTTAACTTCCTTTTTAACTATTTATACTACCCTAATGCGACAGCCTGTGCGATTGCAAACGCCTTAGTAGATTTGTCATCTATTTGTGTCTGAATTGCACTAGTAACTCCATCTAAATATCCTATTTCAGTTGAAGTAACCGCACTTATAGATACATCTCCATTAGCGTCAGATACTAATGCTCTTGAAGCAGTTAAGTCTGCCATCTTACTAAATGCAATAGCAGCACTAGATTTTATATCTGCATTAACAATATTTGTAATTGTGTTGTTATCAGAATCAATACTTTTGTTTGTTAATGTATCAGTTGTATCTTGTAATACAATAGTACCAGTTGCATTTGGTAGTCTTATTGTTCTATCTGCTGTTGGGTCAACCGTTGTTAAATTTGTTTCATAAGAATCAGCAGTTGCACCCTCAAACTTAAAAGAATTTTGTATTTCAATA